TACAATCTTAACTTACGGGAGAAAAATAATGTCAGAACAGAAAAATAAGTTCGAAGCAATGTTGGAAAAACTTGTTGCTGACGATAAACAAGCGGCAGAAGAATTATTCCATGACATTGTTGTAGAGAAATCTAGAGAGATTTATGAAAATCTTCTTGAAGGCGATTTAGAAGACGCAAAAGTCGAAGAAAAAGCCAAAGAAGACGAATCAAAAGAAGACAAATCAGTAGAAGAAAAAGCAGATGCTTCTGAAAAAGAAGAAGATGCTGTAGAAGAAAAAACTGATGCTTCTGAAAAAGAAGAAGACGCAGTAGAAGAAAAAGCGGATGATTCAGAAAAAGCAGAAGACAAAGTTGAAGAAACTACTGACGAAGCAGAAGAAAAAGCAGAAGAATCTGCTGAAATCCCTGCTGAGCAAGAAATTTCGCAAGAAGCACACGGCGGAGATGCTACAGACGACATGATCGGTGACATCGAAGCGGACAAAGGCGAAGAAGGAGACGACTCTGAAAAAGGTGAAGAAGAAATCGAAGACAGAGTTGTTGATTTAGAAGATGCTATTGATGACCTTAAGGCAGAATTCGAAAAGATGATGTCTGACAAGGAAGAAGGCGAAGGCGACGAAGACGACTCTGAAGGCGACGAAGAGAAGGAAGACGAAGCAATCGCTGATCAATCGGCAGAAGGAGAAACTGTAATGGTTGCTCCTGAACTTGGTGACCAACCAGCAGTTGAGTCTAAAGAAGCACCAAAGTCTGCAACAGAAGAAATTAGAGAGTATGTGAACAAAGTTAGTGCATCAAACACTGACGGTTCAGACAACTCAACAAAATCTCCAGTTGCTGGCAAAAATGACATGGGTGGCGACGCTAAAAATATCGCACAAGGCGGTGAAGAAACTGGCGGCAAAGCACCTGCACCAAAAGAAGAAGATGCAGGCAATGTTAATAAACCAGGTGCAAAGGCTAAAATGTCTGCGGCGCCAAAGGCCAAGACTTCAGCAGATGACGATGGATCTGCAACAAAGTCAACAATTGGCAGTTAATATAGTTAGGACATAGTGGATGTTATCATTACGTGAGACGCTGACCTTCGACCAAGCAGGAATTGTCGTTGAGTCCAAAGATGAACAAAACGGAAAATCCCTTTACATGAAGGGAATTTGCATTCAAGGTGGTGTGAAGAACGCTAACCAAAGAGTGTACCCCGTGAGTGAGATCAGTAGGGCTGTCAGCACACTTAACGACCAAATAACTGGTGGATACTCGGTGTTAGGCGAAGTTGATCATCCAGAAGGTCTTAACATAAACTTGGACAGAGTCAGTCACATGATTTCAGAAATGTGGATGGACGGTCCAAACGGCTACGGAAAATTAAAAATATTACCAACCCCTATGGGAAAACTGATTGAAACAATGCTTCAAAGCGGCGTTAAATTGGGAGTTTCCAGTAGGGGTTCAGGTAATGTTAAAGAAGATGGTTCCGGAGAAGTATCAGATTTTGAAATAATCACAGTAGATGTTGTTGCACAACCTAGTGCACCAGGAGCCTATCCAACTCCAATCTACGAACAGTTAATGAATTCTAAAGGTGGATATAAGGCGTTAGAAATAGCAAGGGACACAAAGGCACAAAAATATCTTAAAGAGGCGTTGGTTAATATAATCAACGGACTCAAGTAACAGGAGAAAATAAATGTTAGATGCACTGAAATCACTCTTCGAAAACAACGCAATTTCAGAAGAGATCAGAGCAGAGATTGAAACCGCTTGGAACACTAGAGTGGCTGAAAACAAACTGGCTGTAACTTCAGAACTTCGTGAAGAATTTGCGAAAAAGTATGAGCATGACAAAGCACAGATGGTAGAAGCCATCGATGCTATGGTTAATGAAAAATTACAGGCGGAAATTGCTGAATTTGCCGAAGATCGTAAACAGTTGGCTGAACAAAAAGCCAAATATGCTGTTAAGATGCAGGAAGACTCAGCAAGGTTGAAAGGCTTTGTGTTCGAAAGATTAAAATCTGAAATCAACGAATTACATGAAGACCAAAAAGTTATGGCAGAAAACTTCCAGAAACTTGAGGAATTTGTGGTTGATGCTCTATCTAAAGAAATCGCAGAGTTTCACGAAGATAAACAAGACGTGGCTGAAACCAAAGTACGTCTTATCAGAGAAGCAAAAGCACACTTTGAAAAAGTTAGAACGAAGTTCATAACAAAGAGTGCTGAAGCAGTGACTACTATCGTTGAGAAAACATTGAAAAATGAAATTGCTCAATTGAAAGAAGACATTGATGCGGCTCGTAAAAATGACTTTGGTCGCAGACTGTTCGAATCTTATCAACAAGAATTCTCTCAGAGTTTCTTGAATGAAAAGAGCGAAACAGCCAAACTTCTAAAAGTTGTTGATGTAACAAAACAACAGGCAGAAGATGCGAAGAAGACTGCTGAAGAGGCACAAAAGAAAGTGGAAGCCAAAGAGGCTGAAATTAAATCTTTGAAAGAGTCAGCAGAGAGAGAAAAAGTAATCAACGACTTAATTAAGCCGTTGAATACAGAACAAAAAGATATAATGACAAATCTACTGGAGAGCGTGGAGACTGGAAAATTGCAAAAGCAGTTTGAGAAGTATATGCCAGCGGTTATCAATGGTAATTCTCCAGCGAAAAAACAGGCATTGAAAGAAGGCACAGAAATAACAGGCGATAAACAACAAACAGTTAGTAAACCGGCAGGTCATTTCAACAACAACGTTGTTGATATTAAAAGACTTGCAGGTATATAAACATTAAGGAGAAAAAACAATGTCAGAACTAACAGAAGCTCGCTGGCAGGATACAAAGACAGCGTTACTAGAAGGTCTTTCTGGTAATCAGAAGTCTGTAATGGAAGTGACTTTAGAGAATACGAGATCGTATTTGAACGAAGCCGCTACGGCAGGTGCCACTTCAGCAGGTAACGTTGCAACTTTGAACAGAGTGATCCTTCCAGTAATCAGAAGGGGTATGCCTACTGTAATTGCTAACGAATTGGTTGGTGTACAACCAATGACTGGCCCAGTTGGACAAATCCACACTCTAAGAGTAAGATACGCAGACTCAACATCAGGTGGTGCTACAAACACTACTGCTGGTGAAGAAGCGTTATCTCCATTCAAGATCGCAGAAGCATATTCTGGAAACGACGGCAATCCGGCAAAAGGTGCGGCTACGGCGGCATTAGAAGGATCTGCAGGAAACAGAATGTCAATTCAGATCTTGAAACAAACAGTTGAAGCAAAAACTCGTAAGTTATCAGCAAGATGGACTTTTGAGTCTGCTCAAGACGCTCAAGCACAACAAGGTATCGACATCGAAGCAGAAGTAATGGCGGCATTAGCCCAAGAAATTACTGCTGAAATCGATCAAGAGATCTTAGGGTCTTTGAGAGCATTGGCGGCTACAGAAGAAACATATGACCAATCTGCTGTTTCAGGAACTGCGACATTCGTAGGTGACGAGCATGCGGCTTTGGCTGTGTTGATCAACAGAGTAGCGAACAAAATCGCTCAGCGTACAAGAAGAGGCGCAGGTAACTTTGCAGTGGTATCACCATTAGCATTGACTGTACTTCAATCAGCAACAACTTCAGCGTTCGCAAGAACAACTGAAGGTGCATTTGCGGCTCCAACTAACAACAAAATGGTTGGTACGTTAAATGGTGCTATGAAAGTGTACGTTGACACTTACGCTTCAGACACAACTAACGTGTTGGTAGGTTACAAAGGTGCATCTGAATCAGATGCGGCGGCGTTCTACTGCCCATACATTCCGTTGATGTCAAGCGGTGTTGTACTTGATCCATCAACTTTTGAACCAGTAGTAAGTTTCATG